GTTAATGCTTCACGATCCATGCCACGACCAACACCATTAAGACCAGCAATAATTGTAGGTTTAACAAAGTCTTTTGGTATCTTAGGGATAGACTTTGCTTTAGTAAGTGTTGACATCTTACGATTCAAATAAGGAACCAGGAACTCAACAGTAAGTAGACTAAATAATCCACCAAGCTGTTGCTCTAGTTCCATCTGTGTCATGCGTACTTCTTCAGCGGTAGTACGTTCACTGTTCCTTACCTGAAGAACCATAAATGCTTCAGCTAAACGCTTCTCCAATACCTGCATTTGTTGTTGAGCAGTTTGGAAGTCAGCTCCTTTACCTACTTGAACAACGCCAATGTCTTCAGGTCTACCTTGGACAATGGCACCGTTCCTAGCTTGAGCTAGGGTCTGTGGTTTAGTAGTACTTGATGGTGATACTACAAAGACAACTTTAGCTGCTGCTGCAGAGCCTTCTACTAGTGCCTGAGAGAGTGCTTCGAGTGACTTAAGGTCACCCATAAACTCTTCTACACGACCACGACCATAAGGTTCTTGATCAACAGTATTAAATCTAAGTGCAATCCAAGGTGTGTTATCTACAGGTGCCTTGCTATAGGAACCTTCTAACACATAGCCTTGACACTCTTGATGCCATACGTAGTTTTTGTCATCACGTAATACGTGAGTGTACACATCAACGTCATGGTCTTCAGCATCACTGTGTTCACCATCATCACCAACACGATTAACTGCTTGTTTAAATTCAGCAGGCATCTGTTCCATTACTAGGTCACGATTGACTCGTTCACGTGTGACAATCTCAATGATATTGCCTTCACCGTCACGATCAATTACATACCTATTTAATGGGAACAACTTAAGATGATCCTTACCCATAAAGAGAAGAGCATTACCAGCAACCACAAGATGTTTCATGGCTTGATGGATAACAACTCTATCGTCAGAAGCAGAGATCAGTTCATTAATTGTTCTTTCAATCTTTGCAAAACTAAGATCTAACTCTGTCCTAACCTGTGCATTCATATCCTGTTCAATCAACTTAGCTTCATCTAGTTGTAGTTTGAAGAAGCTAGTTTGAGCAGGCATCAATGCCAGCATAAGCTTAGAAGCCAAGGTGACAACACCTTTAGCTCCTACACTTTGCCAGGGTGTTAGAAGAGATCTCCTAGATTTGACATCCCAACGGATGAGATATGGAAGAGTTAGTTTAGCTGCTTCCATAGCAGTCTCTAGGTACTGATCTCTATCTGATCGGAGAAGAGAGTACCGACTGTAAGCTGTATCATTCATAATTCAGATTTCCATTCATCCAATAATCTTTGAGTTTCAGGACCGAAACCTCTATTATTGTCATCATATCCAGCACTTATACCTTCAGCATAGACAATAATATCTTGTCTGCTATGACCAGCACCTTCAAGTCCTAAGAGGTCAGCACGTGATAACTGTTCTCTGCCCTCACCAGATCCTGCACCAGCTGCAGACAAATCAAAGTCAGCTAAGTTTGCTACATTGTAATTAGCGGTATTGCTATCACCATCAGTCCGTTGATTTTGATATGTACCAGCGTTTCTTCTGGCTTCTTTGTGCGCTGCCCTTGCCGCTGATTTACTACCATGTTTAGCAATCTCCGCATCCCTATATTCCTGAGGCATATCAGAGAAATTAGTTGTTAGTGAAGCAGGTAATTCGGTTGGAGTCGGTGAAGTCTCAGAAGTAACTTCAGGTTCTCGAATTGGCTCGGGTTCTGGTTGTTCAGGTTTAGGTTGTTCAGGCTCAGGTTGTTCAGGTTCAGGCTGTTCGGGTTCTGGTTCCTCAATTTCTGGTTCCTCAATTTCTGGTTCCTCAGGTTCTGGTTCCTCAGGTTCTGGTTCCTCAGGTTCTGGTTCCTCAGGTTCTGGTTCCTCAATTTCTGGTTCCTCAGGTTCTGGTTCTTCAGGTTCTGGTTCTTCAGGTTCTGGTTCTTCAGGCACAGGAGGCTCAGGTATAACTTCATCATCCCCTGAATCAGGATCCTCTGTAAGACCATAATCAGGATCGAAATCCTCACCACGCTCAAGAGGATCTAAAGGATCAGCACTATATTCCACACGTTCAGGTGCTTCATAGGTATATTCAGGTTGAACATATTCAGGCAATATTTGAACAGGTCCTTGATAAGACAAAGGATCAGGATCAAACTGAGCCCGTTCATTTAGTATATCCTGTCTAGATCTAATGTCACTTTTAAGTCCATAGTCTTCTACCTCATATGTTTGTGGTTGAAACATATCAATTATTGCTTGAACTGACTCAAAAGAAGTTGCTTGTTGATCCCTAACAGTATTAATTGAAGCTGTAACATCAGCTATTTCACTTTCAATTCTATCTTGTTCTTGAATCGATGCACTCATATTTTCTGTAGTTAAATACTCAACCTGCCAAGGCTCAATATTTCCTACAAAATCATACTCAATTGGGTCAAGATCATAATCTATTTCTTCTTCTTCTTCCGCTTCTGGGGGTAACTGAGTATTATCATAGTAATCAAAAGTCCAATCACCACCAGTATTATCCCAATTAAAATTACCATGAGTTTCATTACGTCTGATACTTTCAGCGAGCTCTCTGCCCCCAGGACTTTCCACCAGGTAATCTCTTATGTGATCCTCACTGAAATTTTGATAATCATGAAAATTTTCTCCTAATGAAACAAAATCAACAGGTTCTTGATCATCATCCCTAACATCATTGATACCCTGACTGAAGGCACTCATAGCCCCTTCGATGAACTTTTCTATCCTGTCTTCACTATCGCTATCATAACCAAGTATAGATTGATATTGCTCTAATGTAGGTGCAGGTTGAGAAGGTAAATGACCATAATCTAAGGTATTATTTACAGAAGCAAAATTCCAAATATCGTTGTTAAAGTTATCTAGTAATTTAATCTTACCATCAAAATCTTCAGCAGTAACATAAGTATCAGGGTCCTGCGATACTAACGCAAGACCATCATTAATCATATCAGAAAATTCTTGATCACTAACATTGGTTTCAATTTTTAGCTGCTGAATTTCTGCTTGGTTTAAAGACCCATCAGCTATAAGCTCTTGAAATTTCTCCCACAAACTATTATCAGTACGGATACCAGTTAAAGGAGCTTGTTCATTAGAATCATCTTGATTGTTAGGATCACTACCTAACTCCTCTAAAGAAGGTGTTTGTCCAGCTCGATGCAGCTCAAGATATTCTTCCTTTAATATTCCTGCGTCTTCAAAAGCTCTTCTTTCCTCAGGTGGAAGTAGTGCCCAAGCGCTAGCCATTAGTCTCCTCCTCTATTCTATTTAACAGCCACTCAACGACAGAACGTTGACCAGCTTTGTACATAATCATGTTCATGTCGTCAGTAGGACTAGGGTTAAAAGGTGGAAAGTTATTATTTAATTGGTTGATAATGGCATTGAGTTCAATGCCTCTAGCTTCTAAAATACTAAGCGTACGAGGGGAGGTTGACATTACTGTGTTCGAAGAATGCAGGCATACGTGCAGCTTTAGTAGCAGCAAATTCAGGTGCCTTACCCTGATACATTAGGTTGTCACTACTATCAAGCCAAAATTTTTTATCCAAATATCTGACTTCACTATTTCTACCTAGTGGTTGCATAACCCAGTTGATTGTTGCCTTCCTAAGTTTATCCAGGGAAGCAGACGGTCTGAGTCCAAGTTCTGTACACACGAGAGAGTTGGCTGCAACATGAATTTGCTCATCTCTTGAGATGTCGGCGGATACGGTACGCATTCCAGCATCACCATTCCACCGAAAAAAGGGGAGAAGTACGAAGAAAATCGCACGCTCGGCAACCATTGCTTTGAGCACAGTGTGATCTGGATGCGAAGTCCACGCTTCTTTAAGTTTAAGTGCTTCTGCTTCTGCCTTGTCATCAACACCGTAAGCATCGGCGATGTAACCGAGAGCCAAGTCATGGTTCTCTTCATCGGTGACGTTTGACAGGAGTAGGTCGCGTGCCAAAGACGGCACTTCATCAGCCAGGGCATCAGTTATAAAATCTCCCACAGGTAGTTCCATATGTCTCAAGGCAAGAGCACGGTGGATTGTCTCTTCTGCGCCTTCCCGGCATGTACCGGCAACAGGTCTCACTGGAGACCATTTGCGCTTTCGCGCCATCAATTTGTCGTAAGGATTCATTGTTATTCTGCACAATCACATTGAGGTTCATTTACTCCTTCAAATAGGTCGGCAAGATATCTATCAACATCCTCCTCATCAAGAGCAGCATATGCATCAGACTTATCTTGTACATCACCCATTACTTGAAGACTGTAATAAAGAGAGGTTTGTGGAGACCGTAGCCACTCTTCAATAAATCCCTCATTCATTGTTGCCATATCTGACCACCAATTAAAAGAGTATCCGTGAAGAAGTCCACTGTTTTGGTATAGTTCAATAATACCATCAGCAACAGCTTTGTAGTTATCCCATCCAACTTCGGATGCAATTTCTACTTCGCCATAATCATATGTTTGGACACCAAAGGTGCCAGAATCACGGTCAACAGTCCGTGCAATAGGTGGTGCTATTTCAGGTGTACAAGTAAACCCGTCAGTGTCCTGTGAGCGGTAGCTACAAGACGCAGTAGGAGCGATTGCAAAGGCTCGAACCATATTGTATTGACGAGCAATTTCAGAGGCTTCCTTAATCCCCTGATCGATGCGAGCAACAAGCTCATAAGCTACTGTTGCTTTTGTTTCGTTGTTATTAAATTGTTGGAGTGCACGTCCAAACTGCTCGTAACTAACGTTGTATCTCCGCAAGAGATTCGCGAGACCCAATACTCCAAGTCCAACCTGTCTATCAGTGGCAGAAGGTAGGTACTCTCCAGTCTCTCCCACACCCGTTCTTGAATGTAACTCACATAGTTCTTGCATCCCGACACGGTAAGCTTTTGGGATGTCTTCATATGTACAGGCGCCGAGGTTGACGTGCTGTAGCAGACAGGTTCCTCTGGAGGGCAAGTACACTTCAAGACAAACGTTTCCACGTATTCTCTTTGTTCCTTCATACTTAACTTTATTCAGCCAGATGTCACCGGCTTTAATTCCTGCTAATAGATACTGTTTAGTTAGTGGATCCATATCGTTCCACCATTCATCAGTGATGTTTACACATCGCTTGACCCAGGGGAGTTGTTCTCGTGGCGTTCTGATGAACTCTTCGATGTCTGGATGCGATGCGTCTAGATGAAGCACGCAAGCACCGTTCTTATAACGTCCACCACGTCTTAGTGTTTCATTGAGGACGCTATAAATTCGTCCAAACGATACAGGACCTGAAGCAACGAGTCCTTTGCCATTATCGCTTCCTCGCGGTCGTAGTTTTGAAAGGTGGACCGCGACTCCAGCGCCATTACGGAGTGCATGAGAGGCGAAACGCCATGAAGCTTCGATTCCATTAGGACCCTCCATTG